TTAACCATATATTGCTAGCATCATTTGCTGAAATTAATGCCTTGCCACCAGATTCATCGGCAATATCTATATTACTAGAACCTACAACCGCTATCCAATTACTATTAACTTTTGTAAAAGTTTTTAAAGATCCTGTTGTATCTGCAGATTGAACTTTATGCAATCCATTCCATCTTTCACTGCCTTCCACTAAAATATATTCATCATCACCTACGTTAGTATAAGGTGAAGCATTCCAATTAGTTGTAGCTGTTTGATGACATCTAAAGAAAGTCAAATATCCTCCAACAACACCCCAGCCATTAACATAAAACTTATTAGTTTGTAATTTATCATTCGTTGCATTATGATATGTAGGTGAATAAGTATATTCTATTTCAAGACCATTAGCTACATCTTCTGTAGGACTTAAATATTTTCCATAAGATTCTAAACTTCCTGAACTACCAGGAATCCATTGACCACCCGCAGCTTCACAAGTATCTTTTGTACTATAACCTGATATAGTGCAATGAGCAACTGCTAATCTTCCACCACTACCAACTCCAGGACTCTTTTCTACAAGCCCTATTTTATTACCTTTGTTATAATATGCAAATTTCTTAGATGCCATCTGTATCCTCTATTTCTGGTTCATATGTGCTTCTTGGTATGCTTCTATAGCTACCATCTACATTATTATGATCCTTACATCTAATATCTAAAATCTTTACAGCATCATTTGGTAAATCATAAAATCTTTTTCCATTTTTTATATCCATTCTCATTGTTTTCACATGAGTTTCAGATTCCATATTCATCTCTTCTAAAGCATCTTTTATATAGGATATGCCTAATCCTGTTTGCTGAATACCAGCTCTTTCTAAAATTTCCATTACTGTCATTATTCTCTCCTTTGCTGTCTTTGTTGTTGTTCTACAGGAGTTATAAATGCCTTTTCATATTTATCAGACAATATAGCTATATTTGACTGAATTCCTTGTACAAGTTCTATATCTTCTTCATCTGTAGCATAAAAAGACATTTTAGTTTCTAAGGTTTTAATTGCAGCATAAATTACAACCAAATATATTTTGTCTGATGGAAAATAATTTATAGTGTCATTGCTATGAACTAATGTTCCATTGCTTCCATTTACAGGATTAATATTTACATGATAAATTTTAATACCATTATTTGAAGATGGAACAGGATAAACATTTACTACTCCATTTTCAAGTATATATGAAGGATTATATTGAGAGGAAAAATGTATGCTATCTTTATCAACTACTCTTGATTGCATTGCAGCAGGAACATAACCACATACTCTCCAAGCAGTACTTCCATCAGAAGATCCATCAGCTCCAGCCTCTCTTAATACAGATATAACTTTCGATCTACCTACTTCAACTCCTTGTGAATCACTAGTAGTCTTTTTTTGAAAATTCTCTGCATCTTGAGGATAATTTCTTAACCAATTATTAGTTACATCTAAAACTCCATCTCTCAAAAATGTACTTAATTCAGTAGTTGATGGAGCCCCTGAAGTCCCATCAATAGTAATATTTGTTAAACCTTCAACTTGTGCTTGAAAAGTTGCCATTAAAAGCCCATTTCATCTAAATCTAAGATTTCATTCATTATATTAGCTTCGTCCATTCCAGGAACATCAGATCCAGCTTGAGAAAATCCTCGACCAACCATATACTCATCAGCTCTAGCCTTATGAATATTGAATAAATCATTAATTGCTAAATCATACTGCTCTTGAGTTACTATACCCATTTTAAGTTGTTGCTCTAAATCCGCTTGAATTTTATTCCATTTAGCAGTTTCCCTTCCAATATTAAAAAGCTCTTGCCCTTGTATTTCTTCTCCCAACACTCCTTCAGCTCTTTCAAATGTTGAATATGAACCTTCTGTTCCCACATCTGCAATATCTGTTAAGAAACTTGAAGTATCATATGGGGAAGGATATGTTACATCTGGATATCTAGATGGTGGTTTGTAATTATCACGAGCTCCAGAAATTGTTTGTGGAATAAAAGGTATACCTGAAACTCTAGGATCTTCTGTTGTAAGATCTGCTACTAAAGTTTGATGCCCAGATTGAGGATGCACAGTATAAACCTTCCCATCTCTTTTTACAATATTTTGTCCAGGGTAATTTGTTTCATAAAAATTATAACCCCCTTGAGTATAAGCTTCATCTCCTGGTATTGGATAGTGTCCACGAAACTCATCATAAACATCCATAGGATTAGTGCCATACATACGCTGATAATCATCAAAGTCTAGATTAGCAATATTATCAGGTTGTTTTATATATCCTATATCTCCTAGTGTTGTATCTTCATCATGTTGAAATATTCCTATTCCTGGATCATAGGGAGAACCTCCTCCATAATCCCTATCAAGATTAGAAACATATTCACCACTTTCTATACGTCCTAATAAACGTTTATAACCCTCTGGTTTGTTACCCTTATAGTCAAGTCCTGTATCTAATGCATTTTGAATATACGGTACAGCATATTGATTTAATATATTTTGATATGCTGATCCAAGAGTTGGAGATGGTGTTTCTGGTCCATTTGCCATTTTATTTTCCTTCCTTGTAAGTATTCTTACAAATTCTTATTTTGCTCTTCTTCTTTTTCTTCTTTGTGGCATACGATCTACGAGAGGCACCTGTATTTAAGTTTTCGCCTCTATTTGAAGAAGAACCATTATATATTGTTATCGTATCTGCCATTTTACTTTATCCTACCCCCTAGAAGAGAGATAATCTACTAGAGGGCAGGATTATTTTATTTTCTAACAATCACTAAGCAAATGTTATTGCACCACTAGTGTATATTTTACCATTAGGTGTTACAACATTTAGGTAATTAGTTGTTGTTCCAGTAGATGCATCTGTAATAGTTACATCTACATCACCATCAGCCTCACTAATTAAGAGCATTGCAACTGCTGTATTACTATCAGCAATTGGTATTACATGCCCATCAGTTCCAGCTGAAGGAGTTAAACCAGATGCACTTGCATTTGTTTGGCTGCTTGAATCAGCAGATAAAAACGCATAACAAGCTGAAGCAGTTGCCATATCGGCTCCTGCTGCATCTAGAAATTGGCAACTAACTATAATTGCTTCGCCACTTTCAGAAGCAACGCTAAATGTTACTGATGCAACTTGATTATCAAGCTGATTTAATTCAGCTAAAGTCACACTAGTAGCAGATAACTCTTCTACTTTTTGTGCTTCAGCATCAGTAACTTCACTATTAGGATTATTAGCTATCCAGTATTTTGCCATGTTAGCCTCCTTAAATTAACTCAACAACAAAACTATCAAGTCTAACTATGTTTTCAGCGTGTGCTCCACTCCAATCAACATTTAATGCGCATGCTAAACCAGCATCAGCAATAGTGTTCTTAGAAGTTAGAGCAGTACTTGCGAAAACATCAGTATCGCCATCATTAGTTTTAATTGAAGCATGTGAAGTCATTGTTCCAGACGCACCTATAGCAGTTACAGATATTTCTGCATCTACCCAGATAATATCACTGTCGGCAACATCAAGAGCAGCACCAGTAGCAATAGCCGTTCCACCGAATTTAAAAATAGGTGTTAGGGTATCACTACTATTATTATCAGTAACAGTAGCTCTACATTTTATCCTAATAACATCACCTTTAGCTAAAGTATTAGCTGGGATTGTGAATGAACACAAATCAGCCGCATCTGTACTATTAGTGTGTGTATTTTGAGTTGCTTTATCTGAATGTAATACTCTAGGCATTGCATTATCCCATGACTCTTGTCCATATAACGGATTATTTACTATTCCCATAATATTCTCCTTATGTCCAGATGGCATGTGTTTCAGGACAACACCATTCCATGCCAGCTTCTGTTAAGATTTGATCTACTCTACGGTCGACTCCAGAGTTCTCTAAAGTTTGAACTCCCACATAGACTCCAGTATCTCTATTAATACCGTTACCAACCAATGGTCGATAAGCACAATATTTCATATTAATACCAATCATTTTTACATTTGTTCCATCAAGATGAACATTTCTAGCTACATTCATATCACCATAAATAGTATTTATAGTAGTGATATCAATACCAAACACTTTTTTCTTACCTGACATTGCAAAATCAGCATTAAAGTTAGGTGAGATCTCTAAGTTATTAGCGAAATATCCTGATAATTTATGTAGCCAATTGTAAACTGCTGTGTTGCAGAAGAATACAGTTGAACCAGCATTATTATATCTAGGATCTAACATAGCTGATAAGTCATCCAAGAAAGAATCTTGTGTTTTAGTTGATGTTGATAAGCTAAATGTATTACCATAAGTAGAAATAAAGTCTACAGCACCTTCAGTAGTGTTGTAATCAGAACTTTGTTTTCCAAATAGTAATGCTTGCTCAATATCCCATTTATGTTCAATCAACTTTTCTTTCCATATTCTAGCCCACTCATTACCTTCATACTTAAGAACAGTTGCTCTATCAGTATTATTCATCACACATGATGTTTTCCAGATTTGAGTTTGACCAGTTGATGTACTATATGGTTGATCTTGCCATGTTTCAGGATATCCAGATCCAGCAGCAAATGCAGTACCAACTACATAATGCTTATATGGTTCTAGAGCTTCTTGAGAACTTGTTGTTAATGCAGAACCAGCTATTGCAACTGGATCCATATATTTTACACTAGATCCACCTTTAACGCAGGTAGCATTTACAATTGTTAAGTTATCACTTGATGCTGTGCTAACATCTACACTATTCACTTTCCACAACTCATATCCAGTTGGAGTTCCCAATGATCCACTTGATGAGAATACAGGGAACTTAATTATTTGTCCAGGAATAAAAAACTCAGGTTGAGTTCCAGATTCTCCTTTAAAATAATCCATAGTTTGCCCGTAAACATTCTGCAAGTTTCCATTAGATTTATAATCTGTATAGAAACTAAATGAATAATTAGCTCCAGCTGCAGCCGTATGATTTGCATCATCAGGATTTGTTGCTGGAAGTGATATTGCACTTGAAGAATATGCAAACATATATGCATATCTTTTTGTATAGGATGATCGTTTTTCTGTAAATTTAAAACTGGGGTCATCCGTTGGTTTTTTAGCAACCATACTTACAAACCTAAAAAACGGGTCTTGTGCTAAAGCTAACTCAGATACCATATCGCCGAAATTATATTTTCTACGAAGGGCACCTGTAGCAGCCGAATCACCAATGACTACCGTAGGCTCGGAGGTATAATTACTCCCAGTTACGTTTAATATCTCAGACATTCGTCTATCTCCTTATTAATTAAAGTTTAGATAGACACTATATAAAAATTATATAAGCCTACCCAAACAGGTTATCTTTTCCACTTTCGAAACCAAGGATATTTTCAAAAACCTCTCTATCTTTAGATTTATGTCCACTTCCTTGACTATTCGCTCCACTAGCAGTAGTAGGCATGCTTTGAACTTTTTTCATTTGATTCATCATATCATTTTTTGTTGATTGAGCAACATTAGCTGCAGCTCTATCTTTATTTAAAACAAAATGAACATCATCCAAAGTCATTTTATGTTCTTTGGCCTTCAATTTAAACTTATTAAAGTCTTCATCAGACATATTATTTCTTTTCTTAAAGTCTTCTTCTTGCGTTTTCATGTGTTGAGCTCTTTGCAACTTCATATTTCTTTCTTTTTCAGATTTAATTAAGTTTTGAACTCTACTTTCTACTAAACCATCTACATGAGCATTCATGACTTTAGCACTGTCTGATTCAGGATCTGTCATAGCTTCGTGTTGATCGTAAACAAAATCTTCAGGAAGCTCAAGTTTCTTTTGAATTGATGCAGCTGGCTTTCCACCTTCTGCAAGATAACCACGAACATGATCTACTAAACCACTATCATTTTTCATTGCTTCGAGCACAGGTACAAACGGCTCTACCGATTTGAACTTGTCTCTCCACTTTACGGCCTCTCTGCTGCTATCTGTATAGCGCTTTTGCCAGTCTGTGCCGTGTTGAGACTGCTCGACAACTTTATTGGAGCCCTGTTCGACTTTAGCGTGGGTTACCTGTGTGGGGCCACTTTGTTGATTAGGGGTTACCTTATTGTCTCTTATTTGACCATTTACTTGGTCGTCTAATGAATCAAAAAACTCATTGGAGCCTGTTCTTGGTGCTTTAGGTGCAACTGTAGTTTCTGTATTATTAGATACTTCCTCTAGATTACTTCCTTGCATTCCAATTGCAGGGTTACCGCTGTTTTGGGAATTTGACATCATCCCTCCTTTATTTTATTCATTTTCACGTTTGTATTTTATTCCTCTTCAGACCTATTTTCCAAGTTATTTTTTTGCATATTTAAAATATCTTGTTCTCTGGCCTTCGTTAAATTGGAATTATTTACCATTACGTTTTGTAATAATTGTTGTTTTGCTTGTGTTTCTACACCAGCTTTATTCATAGACCCTTTAACTTCTTCTTTCTTTTTAGTTATTTCCATTTCAGCTTGCATAACCTTGCCTTTAATACCAGCTTGAACAAGTTGTCTTTGAAGAGTCTCTATAGTACCTTCTTTATCTTTTAATGCTTCGCTTAATTGTTGTAGTTGACCTTGTAGTTCAGCATACATAGATTTTCTTTGTACTATATTTTCTTTATTTTTAATATCTGTTTCTGCAAGTAAAGCTATATCATCAATAACTCCTAATTGCATTAATTGTTTTAATTCTTCTAAATATGCCCATCTATTAACAGGCATAGTTGATCCAGATACAATTCTTATATCAAATTTATGAGCAGATATATCCATTGATTTTCCAATAGCTTCACCCATATCATTATATATAGGAATATTTATTTCTTGAGTTTTTCCTTCTTGAATTGCACTAGGTTGTATAATTCTAAATCTTTTATTTGCAGTATAAGTTGCTTGTGAGAACTGTAAAATAATTTGACCTAAATGTTTTAAAGCAGGTTCTATAGAAGTTTTTAACCATTGTTTAATTCTTCTTGTACCATATTCATCTAAAGCTAACATACCTCTATATGTTTCACTTGCTCCACCAGAATCTCCCATCATAGAGCTATAAATACCTGCCAGATATTCCATATCTCCTTTTCCTTCATTAACAATTTGGAAGAAAGCATTCGCAAGGGGAGCTGGTTGAACAGGAGTAGGGGGAGTCACTCCAGGCCTTATAGGCAATAACGCTCCTGGACTTGCAGAATACTTCTCCCAAAGCTCTTCATCTATACTGCCTTCTTCATATAGCCATCTTAAACTACTCCCCAATGATGCATTATGAACCATTAATTGATGAGCTTTATTTAACTCTTGTTGCTTTCCAACTAATGGTGAAACAGCGCTTATAGGATAAGGTGTACCTGTCCATTTAAAATGAAGAGGTACAAGAGGATAATTTTTTACATTTTCAGGTAAAACTTGTTCATAAAGAACAACATCCCCACATATACATGATTGTTTAATCCTAGAGTCATAAAATTTTATTTTATCAATCAAATGTTTCGACATCATAGGATCTTTCATTAAAATATTAAATTCTTTTTCTGATACTATTGCATTTTCTACTTTTGAAGCCTCTGCTTGCAATTTACTCATACACTCTTGCTGGAATGATTGCAATTGTTGTTGCATTAATTTTTGAGCATTAGCCATTTCTAATTCAAATCTTTCAGGAAGCATTTCTCCTCTTTGTACTGCTTCTTGCATAGCTTTTTGTTGCTCCATTAATTGTATTTCCATCTCTTGAGCTTGTTCTTTTACCATTACCTCACATTGCTTTCTTAATTCAAGCAAAACTTGTTCATTTGGAGGAACTCTATAAAAGAAATTTATATAAGCTATTTTAACTTTTTCATATACTTCAAAAAACTCAACTAAATTTTCTTCTTCACCTTTTGCATTAATACCCATTGAACTTTGCTCAGTAGTATCATTAAAAGCAAAAAGTTTTTGATCATCATCTCCTTGAGGTCTTTCTGAAAAATTGTATTGATGATTTTCATCACTATTTGAATTTTTGATTTTTCTTTCAAATTGCGGAAAGAGTTTAATTAAATGACTTTTAGGTAATACCTTTCTTATCATAATAAACGAAGCATCATCAAAGAGCATATCTCTAGATTTAGGATCTACATAAATATCAAAAGGTTCAGGCTGCTTAATTACAACTTCTCCCATTCCATTATCAGCATCTTTATCTATTGATACTAACAAATATCCAATTCCTTTTGTAATAGAATCATTTACAGCATTATTATATAAAGAAGATCCATTGGAATAATTCCATATATAATCTGTTAAATCTGAAAGTACTGCAGCAACATCAGTATCACTGCCTTCTACTCCCACTGCTTGCCATCTAGGATTATTTGCAGTAGCATAAAAATTAAGCATTTCTACTACAGGCAATATCCTATTAATTGTAAATGTAGGCATGCCTTGTTCTTCTAAGTTTGTTTTTTCTTCTGAAGTTAATTGAGAATCATGAGCGAATTCATAACCTTTTTGGTTTATGCTTTCCCATTGCTTCCTTGTCCAACTATTGGCAAGATTGTATAATTTTCGTACTTCTCCAGCTTTATTTTTTTTAGCCATTATTTATCCTTATGGTATCTGTTTAATTAAGTTATTATTTAAACGAATTAATCCTTCAGGAGGGTCAGTCCCTTCAAATGTTATTTTTAAATTAGCATAATTATTTTTAATAGGCAGAATGGAAGAACCTAAATCAACATCTATTGCTCCTGCATCTCCTTTTTTAAAAATACCACCACCACATTTAGATTTCCTTTTACCAAAGTTATTTAATTTAACTTTTAAATCCATTGTAAGTTCTTTTATTTTTATAGAACTTTGTGGTGCTAATGTTGCTAACGGTACATTTATCTTCTCTCCATTTATAACCATTTCCATGCATTTTGGAGTACCATCCTCATTTACATATTTACTTAAGGCCTCTATGTGTTGATTTTCAGCTAATGCTTGTGCTTGAACTACAGCATCATAAAGACCTTTAGTTAAATGATCTAAAAAGCTACCTTTTTTAACCTCCTGATTCGTCGCCACTAGGAGCTGCTCCTTTTGATTTTCCTATTGAAGCATTTAGCATATCCATAACCTTCATTAATCCTTCAGGTTTTTCTTGTTTGCCTTTTACAGATATAGTGTATTTCGCTGAAGTATCTGAACTTCGATTACTTTCAGAATGATGTGATACTTTACCTTCAAATGAAGCTTTCCAGCATCCAAATCCAGCAGAAGCATTAACTGTTGCACTTGAGTCTGTTGATGACTTAGTTGAACTTTGAGTTGATACTTCCATGTTAAATTCTACATCTACACTATCTACACACAAACTAGGTACATTTATAATTGATAATAGTGGAACATCTAAAACTACTTTTTCTGATCCATCATCATAATTAAATGTAACTGATTTTGTATTACCTTTATCATCCATACCAACTTCAGTTATAAACTGAGCTGTAGTTGATGCTAAAGATTTTTGCCCTTCTGCTGCTGCCAATAAAGGTGCAGCTATCAGGTTTTCAATAGGTAAACCTGTAAACTGATTTGCAATACTGCTCGCCATTACTTCTCCTTTTTATTTATTATTTCAAAATGTGGGAAATCATCAAATCTATTATCTTTAACTTCAAAGTTCATATTCCAGTCTCCTCCCCACCGAAGATTAATACCCATCCCACGAGCCAACCCAAGCACGAACCCAGCAAAAAGTGTCTGGCGCTCTCTGTCAGCCCAATCCACGGGGTAAGGAGTAACATCAACAGCACGACTAGGCTTTGAATTATGCCTACCTTTAGGGTAATGTACTTTTGTCTTTCCCTCTTTGAATAATTTTTCTTGTCTTTCTTCACTTCGGTGTCCTTCTAGTACGCTGCAATCAACATACTTTATAACTTCATTAAATACTTTTTGTAAATCTTTATCGCAAGTTGAAAGTCTTTCCTTGCTTCGTTTTCCAAAATGTGGCATATTAAAAAATACCCTTATCTTGTTCTAGTAAATTATCTATAATCATTTTTTCATAATTTGGATCGCCTGCTGCATCTGCAGGAACTTCTTGCGATTTTCCTGGATACATATCATGATCAGGATGATATATACTTTCAGGGTCTATTGCTTGGAAATCTTCATTATCTGGAACCAATGGATAAGGGTGAATTTTATATGCAGAAGCTACAGGATCAATACTAGCATCATTTGCCTGCATTTCTTTAAAATGATCATAAGCTTTATAAAAATCAGTTTCCCATCTAGCTTTTGCTATTGTTGTAAGAACATCACGAACATCCTGATGCGTATCAAAACCCTCTTGGTCCGATTGCAATATATTATAAACTTTTTTTAAAGCTTCTCCTTTGTAATAATTAGGATTGTCAACATAAGTATATTCTTCACCTAATTCATCAGGATAAAATGAACTTATATACATATCTTCTGTTAAAAAACGTTTTTCATATCCTTGTGCAGTGCTGCCTTTCCAATTCATAGAATCATCGTAATCATCAACTGTTACAGTACCGTCTGTATGATATGTTGATCTTGGTCGTTTACTGCCAAAATCAAAACTCCCTGGG